TTCTGCTGCATCTGGGCTATCTGCTACGTACTTAATATCGATAGTGTAGTGCTCGATATATGGTACTCCTGCAGTACCAGTAGAAACATTACCGGAGTAGTTACCAGCTTGATTAATGAAATCTCGAACGCTACCAGCTTCCGCAGCATCTGTAAATTGTCTGAAGTGGAAAGAGAAGCTACCAGTTTTTGCTTGCTCATCTTGCTTACGTATAGCAGCGAAATTACCGCGATCCATTACTACCAGTTCTGAGAACTGCTGAGGATCTGAGAAAGTAAAGTTACCATCCTCGTAAGCTACTTCGAGCGTTACAGGAGTAGCAGTACCATCGAGGAGAGTAATAACTCCATCGCGCTTAGTCTTAGGGATTGTAGAATATGCCATGAGGGCCTCCGGGGATAATGATTACTATTTTAACCGATACGGCTAGATAGTGTGTAGGATATTGAACGATAGAGTAATGATTATATATTCTTGAGAATCTGTAACGGCTCTCTCGGAACCAGTATACCTAATGGAGAACTGATTATCCGTAGTGTAGGCTTCTAATACTTTATTGATAACGCTCTCTTCAGCATCTAGGCTAGCATCGTAATCGGTTGGATAGATATCCAGGGGCCTTAATCGATGAGAGAAGATAACCTGCATCGGAGTAGCAAGATATACTCCTACCGCTCTCCGTTGCCTCTCCTCCATTGCGGTAGAACTCGCTACGGAGATAGAGAAGGCCTTATGGGCTACTGTGTTCTCTGTTCTTCCAAAGAAGTCCGGAGTATGCTTCGATTCCTTGAAACCGGAGAGCTCTTCGATCTTCGAGGCTATAGCCTTACGGATGCTCGATAGGGATTGTCCCATTATCTCCTCCGGAACCTACGAGAGAAGCGACCCTGCCCATTTAAATAGATTACGGGCTGCTTGGCTACTCGATCCTCTGGGTTCGCGCTCTGTCCATCGTGATTGTGATCATAGATGAAGTTAATCCGCTTCCACTCATCTTTATATTGCGCGTAGTGCTCATTAGCGAGATCTAAGTATCTCCCGTTACTCTGTCCAAGAGAACTGTGGAAGTCCCGAAAGATATAATAGAGGGCTAGATTCTGATGAGCAGCTCGGAAGCTCTCAGCACTCATAACGAGATATTCGAGCCCTCCTCCTTCGGTTCGCATTCTCTGTATCATCGTATACCAAGCTTCATCGATATAAGTCTGGTAGCTGGTAAGGTTCGAGGGCCTTATATCTGCGAGCTGGGAGTACGTAGCTGTAAGATCTCCATCCGATACTACAGGATAGATCCTCCGGAGTACGAGAGCACACATTCTACGGAATATAAACTCATCTCCTACAATTGTAATCTTCCACTCCTGCAGGTATCCTTCTCCGAGGAGGAGCTCCGATCCCAGCTGCGAAGCAGGATGAACATAAGTAGGAATATTACCGGGAAATGAAGCAGAAGCATTATCCACCAATTTAGTTTGATCTGGTTTGTAGAGAGTGTAGCGTACTTCCGTAGGAACTGCGAGTACCCCATCTCGATAGATAGGTAAGGTTGTGGTATTGGCCTTCTCTCTCTCGAGGAGCTCTGGGATCTTAATCTGAGGAGCGTAAGGGGTACTAGTAGGCATTACATAATCTCTTTATAAAGTTCGATTCCCTTCTCTTTGAAGGCTTCGATAAATGATAGCATATCTTCTCTAATCTTGTAGTGCTCTTCCATCTTGCGCTTAATCTCTGGGATATGCTGAGCGTTCTGCATTCTTCCGATCGCTTTATTTTGTTGAATGGTTTCTAGCTCCCAGAAGTGAGGCTCGATAGGAAGGAGAGTACCATCTGCTACTAGAGAGCAGCTCCACTTAAGAAAAGAATCTCTATCGAAGGTCTTAATAACTCGGTTCCCTACTACGCGTACGGATTGCCACTTAGCGCAATGATAGTAACCTCCGCGTACTCGGTATTGATGCACGTACTGATACTTACCGGGATCTAAGTAAGTCCATCCTTTCTGCTGTAAGATACCGATACGGGAGCCCGGATTACCCTGCTCTCCTCGGATCTGATGAACTCCATTAACACCGGGGATAATACGCTCCATTCTGATATTTGGAACGAATACTCCGAACCGCTCTGTTTTTGTGCTCTTTCCCTTCGTTACCTCTTTCTCGAAGTAATGGAAGCTCCAGTTACTCGGATGCCATTTATAAAAGAAGGGGTGGTTAGGTTGCTCTGGGAGTAGATCTTGCTGCTTCGTTTGAACAGGAGCCCAGGGCTGCGGTGAATAACTCATTTTTTGTACCTCATTGTAAGTTAAAACGAGGGAAGGAGCAGAAGCCCCTCCCCATATTGGAATCCGTTAGGATTATACCAGAGTAGCGATCTCTACACCGCGATCGTCATCAATGATAGCGATCCCGATATAAGCGTGTCCTACGATACGAGTAAGAGCTTTAGTAGCATCGCGATCCATCTCTACCATAACTTCACCCATTTCCATAGCTTCTACAGCACCCGGAAGAGCAGAAGGCATGCCAGTAGCATAACCGATAGCAGCTGGAGCAAACATAGCAGCAGCGTAGTTAGAACCGTTATCAGTTACGTAAGAGCTAGTATAGATCTCAACACCCATAAAAGAGCCTTTATAGTGAGAACCTTTAGCAGAGAGAGCCTCGTAAGAAGCTGGAGCATAAGCAAGTGCGCTGTTCTGCTCTTGTCTGATGCTATCTTGCAATTCTGCGAACTGAGCAGGATGCAATACGCAAACATAAGGACCCGGAGCACCTTTATTAGTTCCAGCAGCTTCCAGAGCTTGAACAGCATCCAAGAAGATAGAAACAGTAAGAGCAGAAGCAGATCCTACCTGAGCAGTGAAACCACCGAATACAGCAGCTGTAAGCTTAGCGAAGAGAGCATCATAAGATTTAGAGATATGCTCTGCGATACGGAAAGGATCGATATCCTGTCCCATACCTGTCATAGAAGCAAGGTCTGTAATAGAGTAAGCAAGAGAATTACGCTTACATACGATATCTACGTGTCCATCTACGAGAGCCTTATCAGATACTGGGTTATCTTCGGTTCCACCGTTGAATTCAGAGAAGCCCGATTCTCCATCTAAAAACGCTTTACGAACACGAATTGTATCGCTGCCCATGCCATTTATAGATCCGCAGAAGTCTACGAAAGGAGTATTACGAAGGTTTACAGAATCCTTCAAAAGAAGTTTAATCTCAGCTGAGATCATTTGAGCAAGTCTTAAATCACCGACCAACCCATTATTAGTAATAGTTGACATTATTTTACCATTAGAAGAAAGGGGAATATTTAATTATCTGGGCTCTTCTGCTGTTTCGGGAGCGACCCTACCCATAAGAAGTATAAACGATAAAAACAGCAGTAGCAAGGATAAAAAAAACCCCTCGAGGAGAGCGAGGGGAAAGGCTCCGGGGAGGTACGGTACCAGAGCCTTTTTTAAGGGATTGCGAGGGATTAGATAGATACTACGATCTCAGCACCTGTAACATTAATAACAGAGCGAACTCGGAGATTATTGCTATCAGTAAGCTGTACTTCTACCTGAACCTTGTTACCGTTGCTGTCATAAGCTGAGCAGTGTACCAGCTTCTCACCGAGCTGATGATTCAAGGTTTGCCAAGTGTTAGCTGTCAAGTTCTGAGGAGCGAAAGTAGCTCGGAAGTCTGACTTCTGAACCAAGATCTCACCGTTGGTAACTGTTACCAAGTTACCAGCTGCAGAATCTGCAGAGATAGCAGCTTGAGCACGAGCATCTGTGAAGTAAAGGTTAGTAGAACCTTCTGCGATATCATCACTATCAGCAGTAAGAGCGATTACACCGGTAGAGCTATTGTAAGCAAGGCCAGCAGCATCTACGGAGATAGCACCGCGAGCACGAGCATCTGTGAAGTAAAGGTTAGTACCTTCGCTTACATCACTAGTAGAAGCAGAGAGAGAGTATTCTCCTCCATCGAAGCTAAGACCAGTACCAGCAGAGAACTCCGCGAAGATATCGCTTAAGAGTACGTTCATCACTCCATTAGTATCTTTACTTAGAAGCTGTACATCTTCAGCTCCAGCAGTACCTACAGTAAGAGCAGCACGAGCACGAGCATCTGTGAAGTACAGGTTAGTAGAACCTTCTGCGATATCATCAGAATCCGCAGTAAGAGCGATCTGTCCAGTAGAGCTATCGTAAGCAAGGCCTGCAGCATCTACAGAGATAGCACCGCGAGCACGAGCATCTGTGAAGTACAGATTAGAAGTACCTTCCGAGATACCATCCGTATCTACATCGAGAGAGAAGGTTCCGTTATTACCATCATAATCAAGGCCAGTACCAGCAGCAAAGAAGCCTCGGATCTCACCTTGATCAGCAGTAAATAAACCGGTAGAAGAGTTGAAATCGATACCGTTAGAAGCAGAAAGAGCTCCGCGAACTTCAGCATCTGTAACATCTACTCCTTCGATCTCTGCGAAGTCAGCAGTAGTACCAGCTGTTCCACCGTTATGAATGAAGGTTTGAGCACGACCGCTTACAGCAGTAAGAACGATGATATCACCTTCTTGTTTCTCATCACCGTTAGAGTAATTCGAAGTTACCCAAGCAGAGAGAGAGGTAGCAGAAGTATCTACACTTACATCTGTAATAGTAAGAGGCTTAAGCTTAAGCTGCTTCTCACCGTTAACGGTTACGAGCTCTGCATAGTTAGCAGAATCAGTAGCGATACCGACTACGGCATTAGCTTCCAAGTAAGATTTAGTAATAGCGTGGTTATCAGCTGAAGGGGTACCGTTAAGGACTACCGAGCCCTCGAAGGTATTAGTAGGTGCAAGAAATTGCATGGTTATATACTCCATAAAAGATTAAGAGGGGGCCTCCCTCGCTCTTAATACTACCTCAAGATTATCTCTCCGGAGAGTGAAATTTGGAAAGATATGCTTACTTGATTATCGCTAGTATGAGTAACCAGACCCTCGGCTATGGTTCCATCTGATAGGATAATCTGTACCATAGGCTTATAGCCCAGATTATGATTAATCACGATCTGATTAGCACTAGAGAACGGATGCCTCTGCGGTCTACGAGATCCGGAGGGGGTATAGATTGCCATATCCTAGCCCTCCTCGAAGATGAGAGTAACCAGAGCGGAAGAGCTGCTCTTGGTTGCAATGTATATCGAGCTCGAGCGGTTCTTACCTCTACCGAGAGTAACTTGCATATAAGCCCCTCCATCTATAAAAGCTTTATTTGCTCCGAGTAGCTGTCCATCCTCTCCTACTTGGCTCCAGTAAATCTCGTGCTGTTCGCATCCGATAGTAACCTTGAGGCAAGTCTTAGGAATCTGAACCTCTGTAGCGGTCTGGGTTGCTGTGAATGTTTTCACAATGGGGTATAAGTTTTCGGATCTGTAGTCTAATGACATAGTAAGTACCTCCGTTAATGTTATTGGTTATCTTTTGCCAGATCTCCAGGCCTTCATAATCATATCTCGATTGGCTCGGTAGAAGTCAGAATCTCCCACTCGAGAATAGAGATCCGCGCTCTGTACTGGAGCAGGCTTCGCTCCTGTATTCGTTCGAGGAGGCAATAGAGAAGGATGCTCTACTGCTTGCGCTTGGAGATGAGTAGGAGCGGCTTCTGGAGATGCCTCTGGAGCAGCTTCCGCAGTAGGAGCAGCTTCTGGAGCTTGCTTCGATTGGAGATGAGGTCTAAGAACCAGAGGAGCCTCCGCTGGGTTCTCTTTGATACCTTGGATCCACTCCTGCAGAGATGCTTCGCTATTGGCTCTGCTATAAGCCCATTCTACAGCATCTCGAAGATCGGGATCTGTGAAGCCCATCTCGCTAAGCATAGATACTCTGGAATATTTGCTCTCTGCATCCTGTAGAGATTGCTCCAGAGTACTTACTTTCTCTTGGAGCGTAGAGATCTTCGTAAGCTCTCCAGCTTGATTATCGAGAGTATCCTGCAGAGCCTTCGCAGATTCCTCCGCTTGGATTGCTCGAGCACTCAGCTTGGAGATACGATCCTTAAAAGCAGCTTCGATATCGCTCTTCAGTACGTACTCTATCCCTTCATGAGTTATTGTTTTCATGGTTATTACCTCCGGTTATGTTATTTCTTTGCTTAATATATCGAATAAATGAGGATTCTGCTAGCCCCTTATCATCCCAAGGCATCTCCTCCACAATATCGAGGAAGGCCTCCATATCTGCTAAGGGTAACCAGTGATCGCTCGCGTTCATTAGCTCGAGGATCTCCTTCTGCTTCTCATAGTAACAGCATCCCGGATGGACTAAACGAATAAAAGCAGCTAGTCCCCAGTCATCAGAGGAGATCCACTCTACCATAGAGTTTTTGATCTCCGAGATGGGCTTATTACACTCCTCGCAGTTCATTAGAGGAACTCCGCGCGCTCTCTGCGGATCTGGAGTAGATACTCTCGAGCCTCGCGCTCGTCCATATCATCATACATCATCATAACCGCTTGAACCGGAGAGATAAGACCTGCTGCCATTTTTGCTGTAATATCCTCTCTCTGGGCTCGCATCTCATCTGGGGTTAATGGCATTGAATGATAGCTTACGCGGTATCCATCCTCCGGAAGAGAAGTACCGAGGAAGCGATTAGCGAGCATAGCAGTCTTAGCTAGCAGCTCCTCATCTCCCAATCGGAATACCGGAGCGAATTTTTTCTGTGCTTCTCTTTGTCCGCTCTTCGATACTGCGAGAGCATAACCAGATCGCGGATCTCCATTGGTTCTGCTCAGCTCAGAAGGGGAGAGCCCAGCTGCTAATCCTACTCGCATCTCGTACTTAGAGATACTCTCCAGGAGAGCATGAGGATCCGTAGGAATGGAGAAGCTACCTACGAGGGGCTGGCCTTGAGCATCCGGATCTTGAGTAAATACTAGGATAGATGAGGGATCGGTAGCAATAGAAGATCTCCGGGCTATCTCGTTCTGGTCAATCTGGGAGAGCCCAGCTACCGATAGGCCTGCTACGTACTTCTGAGACCAGCAAGCATCTCTAACGAGGTGTACCCACATAGAATAGAGAACCGCAGAAGTAAGGGAACCGTATACCATCTGAGAAGCGTTATAACTATCCCAGAGAAAACCAGTTTTCTCCGCATGGTAGAGCACTACGGGGAGGAAAGGATTACCCTCTCCATCTCGATACGGGTAATCCGCTCCTCTGTGAGTAGGATGGCCCATAAACTCCTCGGATACATCTCTACCGAGAGAACCATCTTTCTCGATTATAAACATACCGAAGAGAGGATTAAGCGGATCTCGGATATCGAGTACATCTGCTACCCATAGGGGCTTCCCTTGGAACTCTCGAAGCCTAGCCTCTTGATAATAAACGGGGATATCGGGCTGGTCCGGATGGGCTTCACAATATAGGAGATCTGGAGTAACGATCCGATATTGTATACCGGGAGCGATAGTAGGAGCCCCTTCCATATGAGGATTAACATCTATACGGATTGCGCTCTCTCGTAGTCCGATTACCATCTGCTGAGCTCTCTGCATAAGCTGCCATAATCCAGCCTTCGTAACTAGTCCCTCTCGAGAGGTGAGAGCAGAGATATCTCCGTTAAGGTTCGTTACAGCTGGTACTTCATGGTAGAGAACGCTTAGCTGTCTAGTGATCTGCTCGAAGGGATTGCTCGAAAGATCTGCAGGTCCCCAGGCCTCTCTCCGGTCTGCTGGAAGATGCCTTGCTAGCTCATCCTCGAGATCTTGCTCCCAAGCTCCTATAATCATCCGCTTCCGGAGTGCTGAGTGGTTCCATCTTTCCTGCTCATCTGGAGAAGGTGCTAAGGGCTTAAGGGGAAGATTAGTATACATATTAATAAATCCTTAGTTTACCGGGGATATTTGCTTTACTGGTTTCTAGGGTTGGAACTACGCAGTATCTAAGAGCATCGACTGAATGACCCCACTCATCCTTAGATCTTGCGGATTGATTGCGCTTCATTGTCCATCTCTGTAACGATAGGATTAACCGCTCGCATCTCGGATGGATAAAAAATTGCCTTCTTGCCATAATGGAGTGTATCATAGCACTGCCATAATATACACTATATCTAGGCTTCTTGATAGTACGAATACGGAAGGGGAGATTACCCTGAGGATATTGCATAACCTTCTCGAAGGCTCGCATAAGGAGCGAGTTACTCATCTTTCCACCTCCGGAGCCTCCATAATGGATATTGTCTCCGGTCCATCTACAGCTAGCAGCCTCGATGGAGTTCCTAGAGAGCATCTCCAATATCGCTCGAGCATGAGCTTCCGGAGGAGCGGAACCGCTTACGTATTCATCGAGCACATATACCCAAGGATTCTGCGGATCGCTCATCTCTACAGCTGCTAGGATTGCTACTTGCGCGTTCGGTTGGCTACCATGATCTACTCCAATACAGAAGGAATAGTTACCCATCGGAGCAGATTCCTTAGATATCATATCCTCCGAGAACTGATCGAATACTCTACCCTCCGGAATACCTACTACCCAATCTCCGTTAAGCCTCGCTGCTCTATCGATGGGGAGATAGTTCTGAGAGATATTATCGATCTGAGATTGCGATATGATGGGCTTGCAATATTTTGGAGTGGTTTTCTCTACTGTAAGGGGAGCCTTCGTACAAGATACCCTCCCCTCATCTACTAGCTGCTTGAGGTAGCTAACATCTTGTCCCACTGGGGTCATGGTTATCCCTACTGTACCGGTAGATCCTCCCGCTCCTCCCCGTAAAACCCGGCTAATAAGTTCCCCCCACACCTCTCTACTAACAGGTTCATCGATGGCCACGTACGAAAGTGTTGCAGAGGCCAATCCGAGCCCCTGATTAGCGGTCTTAACGTGTATCATACTCCCATTATTGAACCTTACTACCGGATGGATCCCTCGAAAGCCTCTACCGGGTACGAACTCACAGGAAGGATGGAGAGCATCCTTAGGGCACATCGCGTAGAGCTTCTCTTGGATCGTTATGCTTTGTTGATGAGAGTGGGTAATGAGGAAGGCTTGAATAGGAGGAGGATCGGTTTGTAGATACGGATGGTTACCTAGGCATCTATAGAGCAGCTCTGCGGTCTGAGCGTAAGTTTTTCCTGTAGTCTGGTCTAGGGCCCTCGGAGATTATCCAAGGGCCCCAGACCCCGACTTGATTACCACCTAGCAAGAGCTTAATTTTACTTGGATCTCGCAGCCAAGCCTCCTGCGGAGGTGTAGGACAAAAATAAGCTAGCGGATTCTGGGTAGCCCGGTTCCGTAGCCTTCTTAGGTTCTTCGTAGTATCCCGTATGCTCATTAGAACTTAATCCCCATTGCGCTCGCTCCCTCTCTTATTGTTTTCTCTATCGGTTCTCTTCTCAGCAGGGAGATCTCCTTGCATACGAGGAAGAAATATTCGGTTTTTGGGTTCGATAAGCCCGATCTCCATTTGCACAAGAGAGAAGGATGCGAGCCTATCCTGCCAGCTAACCAGCTTAGGCTTTTGTCGTGTTTTTGTAGCTCCAGCTGTACCCATAAACCGAAATTCATCATTTACCCCATGACAATCGCAAGGATCGCAGTCACAAACATTACAAGCACCCATTAGAACCTCTACGGAGAGCTCCTTGATACTCTGGTAGCTTGCTTAATCCTTCTAACACGATCTCAGATAATGCTCTCTTTTGATATCTCGCGAAGAGCTCACATAGCATAACGAAAGATTCTAACCGCGGCTTCGTTTTTCCCTTACCCCAGATCCTTAACCGCTCCTCTCCGAACCCAGATATCTGCTCAAACTGCTTCCAGGTTAAGCCCGTTAGAGAGAACTGCTCTTTTACCCATAATCCAAACTCGCTCATTTTCTAGTATCCAGTACTTTTAAACATTGATCTACTTCTAGCTCCAGCTGCTTACACTCAGTAAGGATGGAGATAGTATTGTTTAAGTTCGCGATCTCTTCGCATTCACTCTGGGAGGCTCCATCTCCCTCTCTGGTTTGGAGCCTGCAGAACATCTCTCTGCAGAGCCCCTCTCCATTCTTATCTATGAACTCCTCCGAGCAGGGAACCGCTATAAGATCTGGAGCGGTTAGATTTTTCTGCAGATCGATCTCCCCTTTATGGATTGAGTTCTGCACCTCGAGCACCCGGTCTATAACTTCTGATTGCTGGATAGAGAGATCTTCCCATTTATTACTCCGGGCCTCGAGCGCGTAGAGAGCACCTCCGGTTAGGAGCCCTCCTCCGAGAGCGGAGATTATTACGATACTGGTAAGTGTCATTTTTTCACCTTCATAGGGATTATATCTTGCATGCTTCCTATCGTACCCTCTAACCGTTGTCTAAGGATTGGAGGAAGAGATACAATAGCAGAAGTAATCTCGCTTAGCAGCTGCTCATCCGTTAACCCTTCGAGCTCATCTCCCATACCCTCTTCCGCTTCGATCTGTCTTATCTGCTGGACTACCTGCAGGAGTTGCCTCTGGAGAGCTGCATACGCTTGCCAGCTCTGAGAGCTTTCTGCTTTTGCCATAGAAGCCCGGAGTTCTTTCGCTTGGATCTTGAGAAGGTCTAGCATATTCGATGGAAGCTCCATCTCCTTCGCTTGCTCCTCCGCTCGCATTACTCCATCTTTTGAATATCCATGCCTTCTTTCCAGGAGCCAGGCAGCTGCCTTCCAATCTTTCTTAGAGGCTTGAGCAATGGTTCCGAGATGAACTACCGCTCCCTCTGCTTCTGCCTTTTTTACATTGTCGTAAAAAGTACGATAGGCTCCAGTATCGAATCCCTCTCCCTTCTTAATCCATTCGTAGAGAGTACTCCGAGAGATCCCTGCATACTGAGCAGCGATCTCGTAAGTAGTACCAGCTCTAAGAGCTTCGATTATTCTTTCTTTGACTGGAGCAGTAAATTTGCTCTTCCTTCCCTTCTGTTTAGTCATCGTAAGTCCTGTTTTTTCTGTAAAAATTAAGCGTTCTCAAAAAAAGCTCGCG